TCCCTCTCTTAGTTATTTCCGCCCTAAGTGGATGAAGGGCACACAGATACAATGAGTTTCTCTCATCATAGTAACCTTTCTGTTTTGAGCGATCAGAACGCAGGTAACACATCCACATCCTACATGGGTAATCACTACTACATACGGTTCTTTCAATTTCCGTGTGTAGTAGTGATTATCTACCATAGTAAAGACAGGTACTTAATTTAGGCTTGGTATTCTATTGAATCATGAAAGAAGGGTGTTGAAAATGCCGAAATATAAGCTTCTTCCTGCTGCGGCAACGTCATTTTCCAAAGAGTTGTATACGATCGTTGCACAGGAAGATTTCGTTGCTATGGATGGGACATTTATTCCTTGTGGAACACAAGGAGGATTTGTATCAAGCAAAGATGCAATTCCGAATACTCATTCTGATAAGAGTTGGGTGTTTGCAGCAAATGGTTTCGTTTGTGCCAATGCAAAGATAGTGAACTCGGTCGTTCGGTTTGGGTTTGTATCCGGTAATGCAAAAGTTAAAAATTCGATCATTGATAAGAAAAGTGCTATTATGGAGGACGCTACAATTGAAGACTCTACCATATATGATAGCGTAGTTGGTTGTAGTTCTAAAGTAATGAACTGTGTTTTGAAGAAAGGGAATTGCATCAATCTTTATGAGAAATCTTGTATGATTGGTGCATATCTTGAGAATGCTTCGATCTCTGGTAATTACATCATCAATGAAGGTCGCTTTGTCGACGTTGCTCTGCATAATAGCGATAAAATAAAGACGTATAATAAGGCTGAGTTAAATAGTGTAACTGATCTTGGCCAAATAAAGCTTCCGTATCGTGAAAAGCACGGAACCACAATGTTCATAAAGAGGAACCGTGAAGCGAGGGCTGAATTGAAAGCAGCTAAGCTGAACGGAGAGCTTCCTCCGGATTATGATATAAATAAATAAAAATCTTCTCAACTATATGGTATGAATGAGTTTTTTATCGTAGACAGTGTCTATGAGTTTTTCTCATTCAGTCTTGGTAGCCCCATGTTGGCTGACGCCGTCAGTGACGCCGGTCATTTGAGTAGTGGCTGCCAGATGAACATAGACCTCCGTTCTATGTTAGGACGCGCTCGAGCGCCCGAAGTTCGATGATATAGCTTCCACATAACTATATCGGGCCCAGTAAGATTCTGGGGAATCAGTATGAAGTATCATATGGCATGTAACTTCAGTCTTTTTCTTGTTGCTTTTGGTTGCCTCCAATTGTCATTTGAGTTTTTGACTTTGCATCGTTATTTGCTTTCGGTTGTGGACTTCAAAATACTGATTAACGTTTACAGTGCTCGAGGTACAGAGGCCATTGGCCAACGCTTCTGTAGAAATGTCGGGCCTGTATGCCATGGCATGTATGAAAAGGAGTTCGATTATGGATTCACGGCTATATTTGGCCGTCCCATAGGGTTGAGTAAAATTTCTCATGCTCCCGGTTAAAGTGTATTCCCATAAAGATTATATCGCCGCCGTAGGCGCTCGTGTAAGTGCTTCTCAACTTATCGGTTTGATTCCGGTAAGGTTTTTAGAAAGCAACGATAGAGTTGTCCAACGATCGGTGACGTTATAACGATCGCGAATGCATGGAGCCACGAAGTTTGGAGTAACTCGATTTTGGCATTATTATGCAGAGTAAGTTTCGTAACAGTGAACTTACTCTGCATTTTTATTATAGATACAATTAGATAGATATCCCCCATTAGCTTAAGGAAAGCAGGAGGCTCTATAACCCTCCATTGGCACTAGATGGGTGCGAGATGGGGCCCGATACCCCGGTGGGGGACCACGATGTTCCTTTCACATTTTGGCACTTCCGACAAAGATAGACACTGATATTTCTTCATTGAGTATCAGTGTCTATCTTACATACCACCTGAAAACAGTATTCTAATCAGTTAGACTTTCACTTGTATTGATAAATACTAAAAGAAAGGGGAGATAATAGAAGTTATGGGTAAATTAACCGGTGAGCTCACTCCGAATTACGATAATATTTTGAATAGTACGTATGACGAAGAAGAGCTGAATAAATTGCTCCATACAACCGTTGAGAACTCTTTTCAGTTTCTGAAGCGAGTCCAAAAGAGTTACAGTTGTATGGAACGATTCCACTTCACACAAGCCAATTTCTTTGTGGATAAGAATTACCCTACGGAACTTTGCATCTCTGTTCCGAAAGACTTTATTGACGCGACTAAGCGTAAGGTATATAAATACAGTAAGTATTTCGGTAAGTATATCACTTATGCTGACATTGCCGAAGACTTATCAGAGAAGCAATTTAAACCCGAGTATTCTCCGGAAACGGTGTTTGAATTTACACCGTGTGCCATTGTGGATAATCGAGTTGCCTTGAATGTGTGCTTTAAGTGTACTCTGGATGGTCGTACCGAGATTGTGTTCCACGATCTTCCTGCAAAGCCATCTTATTTCAAGGAAAAGCATAATATCGAAGTATTTATGCTTCGAAATACTTGGACACATAGCTTCCTGACAAATACAATCGTACTGAAGAATATTCTTGATGCAAAGGCTGAGAATTATATCTTCAGTAAGACTCTGACTGGTGTCCTGATGAAAGGAACCCCGATTTTCTATACAGTCCGTTGTGTGAATAAGACAACGAAAAACTGCTATGAAATCATGGGTAACAGCCTGAACTACGGTAGAGTCGATGATGAAGGTAATCTGGTTATTCCTGCAACAGATTGGCTGAAAAACTATTTTGCTCATCATGGCGGTAATACGTTCGAGATTACTTTCTTCCACCCGAACTACATGTACGAGGTGGAAGGAATGCGGACACTGAGAAAGCGTACGAGTAATGAGAATTACTCATGCATTGCTGTCATTCAGGAAGAAGAAGGCGTTCCTTACAATATGCCGATTCCTGAAGAGAATATCATTATTTTCTTTAAGGATAAGACAACTGGTGAGGTAACCTACTTCAACTACAGTGATCTGACCAGACTACATTACCCGAATATCTATGAAATCGTTACGACAAAAGATGTTGCAGATAAATATGATGTAAAACTCTTTTATCTGTATCGTCCGATGGAAAGGTATCTGAGGTACACCAATCAGTTTGACTACATTCACAAGTTCTTCAAGAAGCAAGTGAGTGATAAGTATGGTGAAACTAATCTGGAAGGCGCTCTCAATAAGCTTCTGTATGATAAGGTAGATCCGTCTCTTGATCCTACTAAGAAGTATTTTGAGACTACGTTCGAGTATGAAGATCCGGATTATATCTACAATCATGGTGATTTCATCAAGTCGAATCAGTATCCGGATTCGTATGACTACAAGATTGACAAAGCTAATCAGTGGGGTCTTCTTGAGCCGAAGCCGCAGGAAAAGTACATCGGTGCTACGAATCCTACTTCCGATCTCTATTACATGTATGCTGGTAACGTTGACCTTCCGAAGCGTGAGCGTACTAGCACTGCAAAAGAAGATCCGAAGAATCCGATCCAATTCGAGGAAACTAGATATCTGCTTGTCTTCCGAAATGATGGACCGAATAGTCTGCAACTTCGATACTTTATTGATGGACTTCTGTGTACAAAGTATCTTCAGATTCACGTTGGTGAGTTTGATTATATTTATATTCCCAAGGAGTTTATCACACCGATCTCTCACATTGTAATCGAGCGGTTTGACTACTATTCTTATTATAAGAAGCATGCTTTCAAATCCACAGATGAAGTGTGGGATATGGATTTCACAGATGCATCATCCATGATTCCTACTTGGCATGACCTGTTCGTTCGCAAGGATGAAGTTGAGAAGATTGATAAAGATCTTTTCTCCTTCTATACCTTAGTGAATATGAGCGACTATAATAAGAAGCTCAGTCTTGCTGAGAGAAAAGAAAAATGCGGTATTCCTGCAGATGTCGAAGTTATTGATGGCGAAAAGGGTGAAATGTATATGAAGATCACTCCGAATGTGGAGAAAGATCTTCCGAAATATATGCATCTCACTCGAATGAAAGTGAAACTGAATGATGCTAGTAAAGTCAATGTGACTTATACCTTCATCGTGAATAAGGATTCTTTCATTCGTCATGATGTCACACCTCCAATGATGAATGTCCAGCGATATGGTATTCTGAAGAATGCTATTCCTTGGATTGAGGAAGCTTCTTATCTTCGTACATTTGTGGATAGACGTCGAATCGTTTGTAATATCAAGATTGAGAGCGATGGTCCGTACAAGCTTGTAGCACGAACGGACTATTTCCCGACTACAACGGAGTACGTACAATCGACTGATGTTACACCGTATTCGTACAAGCGTGTTGCATTCATTCCGGAAATTCCGGAAAACTATATGATTGATACGGCAGATTATTTGGATACTCCGTTTAGTCTTGACTATTACGAAGTCTATCTGAATGGTCGTCGGATGTTCCATTATAACATTGAATGCATCACTGGTAGATTTATCAAGCTTTATAATGTCGCATCTCGTTTGAATCTTGCCATTTATAAAAAGGATATGGATCCTTCCATTTTCTCTACCAATAAGCCGAATAAAGAAAACACTCCGATGGATGAGTTTCTCAATAATCCGGGTATTGATAATAAGACGAAGGATGATTTTCTTGACTGGCTTATCAAAGATAAATATGGCGAGCTTGGTGGTAAACCGGGTGAGAATCTTGAGCCTAATGTCAATGATGCAGTTACTCCGGATGCAGATACTACGGATATGAAGCGATTCTATACGGATATCATCATTCCGCGTGGAGTTACAAAGCCTCAGTCTTGGATTCTTGATGGTACGAATGTCCAAAACAACTATCCTGCTGTCTGGACAAACTACCAGAAGAATAATAAGATCGTTATTCGTCCGAATTTCAATTATAATGGCTTGATGGTGATGATGCTCAGTAGATATACTGAGGTTTAATACGATGATTGTCACCTTATACAAGAAACTTATCATTAAGATTCCTAGAGAGACAATCAAAGAGAAAGGTGGCTAAATAAATGGCTGGTATTCAGGCACGCTATGGTATCTCTGCTCTTGATCTTGGCCATAAAGAGTATGCGCAAGACGACGAGCTTATGGTACGTGGCGATGATGGCCGTATGTACTATAAACGTACAGACGGCGTAATCGTAGCATATGCTGATAAAGACCTCAGCGAAGACGAGGTCATTTCCAATACCATGGGTGTCCTTATGGGCATCGACGGTTTGGTTCTTCCGGAAAAAGAATATATCGTTTACCGTACGATTGATACAACTGGTAAGCTGGATCTTGTGTCAAGTTCTAACGTCGCTATTGAACGTCGATTCACAATGTCTCCTAACATTCCTGGATTCTTCTTTAGAATTCGCGGCAATAAGGAAGTGTCTTCTGCCGCTGCAATCTTGAAGTCCATTTACGCGAGTCGTGTTGCAAATGGTACCGATCCAGAAGTTACTGTGAAGATTGCTGTTTCAAATAATGGAGCAAGCGAGCAGACTTACACGGTCAACACAATTCTTGATAAGGTTAACTTTATCAAGTTCACTGGTTTCACAAATCCCACAAATTATATTGTGAAGATTGTGTCTGTTTCGTTCCCGCTGTTCAAAGCAGCATATACAGCTGCAAGACCGGTTGATAAGACTACTTTGCAGGATATCAATAACGGTAACGAAACGTTTGAGATCAACACGATTGATGTGATCGGTTATGCAAATGATATCAGATTTCTTGCTGACGAGAACACTGATGGCGTGCTGATCAAGACTGTCACAAACAGCAAGACAGCATCCACTACTTATACTGCTCAGAACGCAGCAGTTGCTTCTGTTGGTGGTATTGGCAAATACGAAATCATTATCCAGAAAGAAAATCCGAATACGGAGTGTATCTGGGGAAAGATTATCGAGCAAAAAGAGTAAATTTTAAATGACCCATATCTTGTGTTGGATATGGGTCATTTTGCCAGCCTCCAGATTAACCATAAACATCTTATTAAATGCTATGATACAAACAAGGGATAGCGACTCGGCTATTCCAGTTTATATCTATAGAAATAACTTTTTAAGGAGTGATTTTTAATATGGCATCTAATATTAAGAAGGTCCTTCTGAAGAAGCAGATTAACAAGGTCGTTTACGATCTGTATGTTAAGACTTCTGCAGAGCTGGTCATGGTCACTGACAGTCAGACTCTGACTCAGAAGCTGGCTGTTGTTGATGCTGACGTTGCTGATGCAAAGGCTAAGCTGAATAAGCTGCTGGGCACTGACGATGCAACCTCTATTTCTAAGCAGATCGACGACAAGGTCGCTGCTCTGAAGGCTGAGCTGACCAACGAGAAGGACGCTACTTCTCTGGCTGGTAAGATCGCAAAGGTTACTACCGATCTGGCTGGCGAGATTGCTCGAGCAAAGGCTGCTGAGACAGCTAATGCTGGTAACATCACCAAGCTGGGCGAGCGCATGACTGCTGCCGAGGGTAAGATCACCACTCTGGTTGGCAAGGATGCTAACAAGTCTGTCCGTACCATCGCTAACGAGGAGCTGGCTGCACAGCTGATCCCCGATGGCGCTAAGGAGTCTCTGGATACTCTGGGCGAGATCGCTGCTTGGATTCAGAGCCACCCCGATGACGCATCTGCGATGAACAAGAAGATCACTGACCTGACCACTAAGGTTGGTGCGATCCCTACAACCGGCACCGGCGCTAACTCTGCTACTGTCGTTGCATACGCAGCAGCTCTGGCAGCCGATGCAAAGGCTGCTGGTACAAACGCTAACACCGCAGCTGCAGCAGCTAAGAAGGCAGCTGATGATGAGGCTGCTCGTGCAAAGGCTGCAGAGAAGGCAAACACCAATAAGATCGATGCCCTGACTACCAAGGTTGGTACAATCCCCACCGCTGGTACCGGTGCTAACGCTGCTTCTGTCGTTGAATACGCTAAGGCTGTTGCAGATGCTGCAAGTGCTTCTGCTGCTACCGCAAAGACTGCTGCTGACAATGCACAGAAGGCTGCTGATGCCGAGGCTGCTCGCGCAAAGGGCGTCGAGGGTACTCTGACAGCTGCTGTCAATGCTCGTGCTCGCTTCTTCTGCCAGGCTGCTCAGCCTGCTGATCTGGCTGATACCGATATCTGGGCACAGATCATTGAGTAATTTCTATAGAGTGTAAGCATACATTCTGATCAATAGAATTACTTAAAAACTTTGATTGCGTGTAATAGATCAAAGTAATGAATGGATACTGTCAGTTACGTGTAACTGACAGTATCCTTTTTTATAATAAACGAGTTTTGGGGGATATGATTATGAGTAATCCTAGCACTTCAAAAAATATTATCTTCAAAACGCTTGTGGATGATGTAGCACTTCCTTTATATCCGAAAACTTCTGTAAAACAAATTCAAATTGATGACGATCATAATCTTTCTGATATGCTCGTCACAATGTGTAATATAATTGACGCCAATACAAAGAAAATCACTTCTGTTGAAAATAAAACTCCTGAGCTTCCTGATAATGTGAAGCAGATGTTAATCAATCTTTTTGCCGGAGCAGCATATGGAAATAACAAGATGACTCCTGTGTTTAACGCTCTTTGCACTGAATGGGGTCTTACTCCGTCCGATGAGGTTTTGAATAATACTCTCAATATTCTATATAATCTCGAAAATCCGGTTACCTTTGATCCGAGTAAAAAGCAATTCATTGACACTGGCATTAAGCTGTTCGAAAACATCACTGATGAAAAGTTTACTATCATGATTGACTTTTCGAATGGCGAGAATGCATCTGTTAGTTCTACGGATATGGGAGCTGTCATGCATTGCATGAGAGAAGCTTATCCGTGGCCTGGAATGGCTATTACCGTATTAACTAATAGTGGTAATGCACTATTAGCAACCTATCAGAATCAGCAGGTTTTAACAAAAACCACAGCATCTACTGCATTTGCTGGTCGTAATACAAAAGCTGTAATTTGTATTAAAGGCACACAGATGCGTGTTGTGTGCCCGACAGCAGGTAAGGTAGCTGCTTCGGCCTCAGAAAGTCTTTCTGAAGCTGTACCAGATACAGGTTGGTTTAATGTAAACACCATGACAACTACAGTTACTGAAACTATTACTCTTGGAGCTTACAAAGAAACCAACAGTACCGTTGGTAGATATTTTAACGGCACAATTAACCGTTTTAAAGTGTACTCTGGTATTTGCCCCGATGATATGATTCAGGCATTCTTGAATACAACAGTAACTCCTGGAGATACTACACCTAAGCAGTAAGGGAGGGCAATATATGGCTATCTATGATGTATCGAGCTCATCCTTACTTAAATCGGCATTCGATTCAAAAGGAAATCCTCTGAAAAGAGCATATAATATCAAGGGTGTCCTTATCTTGGGCTCTGAAAGTAATGGAGCTACTAAAGATATTCCTGAAGGATCATCGGCACAGGCGGACCAAAAAAGTTAAATCTTATTGCACTGGCGTTATCATTATATGGACAGATAATGGTAATCCCGGTGTGCATGGAAAGCCTGGTAATTGGAATATGGAGAAGTTCTTGTAACTAAGGAGTAATATCTCAGGACAAATCTTAAAGATGCTTCGGCATTAGATTACTCAATATCGTAATGAAAGGATGGTATTACTCATATGCTCCTTACACAATCTACTGATGGCATCCATGCCCTCATGAACAAAATCGACAAGCAGAAGAATGTGCATCCGGTGTATTACACAAATACTGCGGATGATGTTGTGTGTGACGAGAGTATGAATACTCTGACCGAGTATCTGCCCACTGTCACGGACTCCGAAACGAAGGTTGGCGCACCTCTGTGCGCTATCACTTATGGTAGCGGTCTGACTCTGGCAGCAGCAACTCTGACTGCTTTGGTCGCAACATCTTGATAAGATTCATTTGCTTTCGTTGGTAAGGATCCTCTCTATTTTATAATTGAAACCCTCATATCTTGGTGAAGTTTACACCTGAGATATGAGGGTTTCAATATTTTTATTTATATATTATACTAATGAGGAAAGATTGAGATATATCTTTCTATCAATTTTAAAGAGGTGAAAAATAATGGATCCCAAAGTTCTGAAAGCTCTTGGAAGTGCAGTCATGGATATTGCCGGGGATAAGAAGGTACAAAAAGTTGTCCTCGGTACATATACGGATGGAACTACCAGGAACGTCGTGGACGCACTCAGCGGAGAGTTTCTTTCTGGGAAGGACAGAGAGAAATATCTGAAAGGAAAGAAGAAGAAAAAGAAGCACAAGAAAAAGAAGAAAAGCATCTGGAATTATGATGACTGATCTTCAGTAAGAAAAATACAGATGGTAGTCGGATGCATGGATTATCATCTGTATTTTTTATTTTTTTATTGGAATCCCATGCCAAAAAGCACCTAAAAACAATTAGGTAAGTTTTCCAATAGGAATCTAAGGCTAAAACTAAATTCATGAGAGAAAGGACAGGTGGTATGTATGTCATCACCGATTAGTGATATCATTGCTGCTGTTCGTGATGCCGGCCGTGTCGGGGCAGATGTTACCCATGTGAGTAATCAGATGGTTCGTAAGAGTTTTGCTCGTGGCGCAATGGACACGACAATGCAGTTTCCTTGCCTGATTAGTGATTCTATTCCCATTGATATGGCCAGCACACTTGCAAAGACTATGGAACGAGTGTATGCATCTTTTGTGCAGACCTATCTTTCTACCCAAAATATCATGAATATCGCTGACTATAAGGATGTGAATCAGTATATCCAGCGTTTTCATAAGAACGTGAAGCTCGAGTCTACCGCAATTGACACCTATCTTGAAAACTGTGTAGAACCGGATCCGGATTACGATGCTCTGTTTGCTCGTATCTATGATGGTTCTACCAAGGCATATATCAATGAGTCAACTGGTCAGATTCTGGCTTTCAACTTCTCTGAAAAGTTCCCAAAGGCTGTGTTTGAATCCCATAAGGCTCAGATGAGTACTGCTCTGAAAGATCTCGATTATTCTCCGATCCCGAATGTCGGCAATAATCCGTTCTATGCTCGTGAGGCAGAAGTTGACTCTGACTATATGAATAAGAAGATCACGGATATGCAGTTCGATCGTTATCGTGCTGCAAATGATCTGGATAAGGAAAAGTATAAGCAGAGCTTCAATAAGACCGTGCCTCAGCTTCTGAAGGATAACGATGTGAAGAAGCAGAACGACATGCAGCCTTATATGATGCAGGTTCGTCTTTCTGCAATCAATGACGAGGAAGAGTTTGTCCAGTTCGTCGATTTCGTTGTCGGTATTAAGGTGATTCTCCATTCTGTCCATTCGGATGAAATGATTGTGAATCTTACGAATACCATGCAGAATCGTGGTGTTCTCTTTAACTTCATTCGTTGGACGACTGGCGAGAAGTCTCTGGTGAAGGATCTTCTGCTCCATATCAACGATGTGAAACTGGATGTTGCAAACCGTTCAATGGGTGCATCTCCTTGGTGGAATACTCTGAAGCGTATGCGTTCTACTGCAAAGACTCAGATGGCCACGATGAGTCGTACTCAGCTGGTTCCTCAGGCAACCGTTGTCATTAACGGTTATGAGGCAGACCTGATCAAGAATAAGACCGGCTATGATCTTCGGAATCCGAAGTTTGCAGTTCCGATGATGCGGTCTCTCTTCCTCATGACATTCATCATTGTCGATGACGGCAATCGTACTGTGGATATTCTCTATGATGGGAATAATACATTTGAGACGTATGCCCTCGAATCATTGGAACGTGAAGTCACGATGAATTCCAATAAGATCGGCAGAGAGCTTACCCGCATGATCAGTCACTAATATATAAAAATTTTGAATAAGGAGGTTATAACAATGGCGATGATTGAGCCGCGACTCGTAAAAGAGTCTGTGTGTATTCTGTGCGGAACAGATCACCCGACAATGCGTCAGGAGCGTGAAGTTCTCGCATATTTTGAAGATGCCAATTCTTCTGTTACGAGTAAGTATCTTGAGCGCCTGTATATGAGCGTTATTTCAAAGGCTCATATTGATTTCGACAATATCCCTGTGTCTGCTGGTGATATTGAGAAATACGTAGGCTACAAGAATATGATTGATGTTCTTGACAATGTCAATGCACTTGCATCGAATCTGAATAATAAGCAGGTTCAGCAGTACGTAATGACAGTGAAGGAAGCAATCAACAACATTCGGAAACTGGCTCCTCTGTATAAGAAGGGCTTTATGATGAAGAATGAGTACGTGATGCTTGAGTACAATACGTTTGTGTACGCATGTGTTCAGGCAACTTCTACGATTCTGTATGAGTTCGTCGATTATGTGAAGCGCCCTGATGCTGCTACCATTAAGATTACTCTGAAGAATACGAAGTACCGTGCTAACACATTCTACATTGATCAGCTTGCAAAGTACAATGCAGTCAATAAGAAGATGCAGTATGCAAAGTTCCTCGACGGTATGCTGAAAGACGGCGAGGATAATTTCATTGGTGCATACACAGCAATTGGCGTTACCGCTGTGGTTGCTGTTGCACTTGCAATTATTCCCGTCATGCGTGAACTGGTCTATCAGTACTATAATATCAAGTCGAATATTAGCGATGCTCTTGCTCAGCAGGCTTATTTCCTTGAACTGAATAAGAGTGTCGTTGAGGCAAATTCTGATTTCTCAAAGGAAAAGAAAGCCGATATTCTGATGAAGCAGGAGAAAGTGAAAAATCTTTGTCTGCGCGTCTCTGATAAGCTTCGTGTAACTCATGCTAAGGCAATGAGTGCTGGTGAAGCTGCTATCCGAAATGATTCGAAGTACATGACGCTGGATAATATGAAGCATGGAGACAATGGTTCCACTTCTTCACTCCAGCTTTTGTAAAGGTGGGGTGAAGTATGGAATGGACAGATGTGAAAGACTCTCTGAAATCGTTGTATGATGAGTCATGTGAAGTTTGGGATGGTAAAAAGGATGGTTCTTCGTTCGATGCTGGTCATCGGTTCATTACGGAGTCCATCAATATTTTGGATGGATTTTTCTCTGATAAGGCAGATCAGATTCATAAGATCTATACTGCAATTAAAGAGAACGCATACCCGTTCAATCGTGTGGAAGTAATTGATCTTCCCATCGCTTATTCCAAGTATATGGATTACTATCCTGGTATGCTTGAGTTTTGCGAGGCTACTGCATCTCTTACAGACAATGATGACATTGTCGTTGAATCCGCAGCGTCTACTGTGGATACTGTCATTGGGAGAGATAAGAAGTTCGTCGATTCTATCTTTTTTATGGAGTCCTATGATTCTATGAATCTGAACGACGCCATGAAGAACGTTGAAATGATTTCTGATCTTGTTGCATTTGAGGAGAAGCTGAAGACTGACATCGACGCTATGAAAGCATCGTTTAATTCTTTCTCTGCAAAGTATAACGATGTGAAAGAGTCTGGCGTTTCCATGTATATGCAGTCAGTTGCATCTTTCCTGATGGATATGATCATGAAGATCGTTTATACGTATCATCAGATCGTTGTTAGCATGCAGGATCGTGCCGGTTCTGACTTCATTCCGAAGAAAGAGACTCCGGAATACCAAATCTTCTAATAGCAAATAAAGACTATACTCATAGATTTTATACCTATGAGTATAGTCTTTTCCTTTGTAGTATAGAGATAGCCTTGAAAACAATGAGTTAAAGTTTGAGCTATGATAGTTATTCTTTAGCTAATGGAAGCTCAAGCTTTTCATTACTAAAGAAACTAATTTAAATAATTAAGGAGGTAAATCCTATGACTTTTAGTGAGTATTCACGAATCATGGAGATCGAGGAAGCCAAGGCAGATAATGTCATGGCCGACATCGACTACATGATCGAAAGTGCAAATGCTACTCATAAGCTGAATCTGGCTGATCTGGATTTCAAGTTTGAATCAGAAGACTATGATATGGATGCTATGACTCAGATGTATACTGAGGAAGCAAACGATTTCACAGCAAAGATCAAGCAGGTTTGGGATAAGTTCTACAAGTGGCTTCAGGGTATCATTTCTGCAATCTTTAATCTTCAGCCGAAGGAGGCTGATGTAAAGGCTGCTGAGGAAGCAAATCCCCAGGGCGTCAAGGTTCCTATTGACGTCGATAAGGCTGTTAAGGAAATGGACAAATGCTCCAATCTTATGACTCCCGCTCACGCAAAGCGCCTGATGAAGGACGTTGACACTCTTTCTAAGAAGGGCATCAAGGTTAATCTGAAGGTTGACTATGGTAAGCAGCGTGTTCATAACACGAACCATACTCCGCTCATTGATCGCTTCCTGGATGCGTGCACTAGCCTTATGATGGTATTTGCAGTTCCTACAGCAGTTGTCGTGACTGTCGGTACTGTGGCAAATGGTATTCGCAAGGCATTCGATTTTACAAAGGTCGTCCAGCGTTTTTCTGAGGCAATTGCTGAGAATACTGGTGTCGACCTTGGCGGAATTTTGAACACACTCCAATCTATTATCACCAAAGTAAACGGCGGCGCATCAGCACTCGCTAAGCATATCCCTGGTCTTGGCAAAGTTGTGCAAAATCATGAGGATGCAAAAGCTGCCAAGGCTGCTGCGAATAAGACGAATGCGTCTCCGAGTGATGTATATGCTAAGGCAAGAACTCTTCTCAGTAAGACAACTCAACTTTGTGGTGCAAGGGATGACAAAATTAAGGCTAGTCTTAAGTCTCCGTATGAAACAGCGAAGAAGGCTCTTCAGGAGATTTCCAGCACAGTTAAAGTTGATGGATTTGATTGCGCCAGCTTCATTAGTGATTGTGATGAAGCAATTTCCAAGGCAACTCCTAAGGAAGCGGCTCCCATTATCACAAAGCTGGAGAAATATGTGAATAAAATCCCTCATGGTAAAGGTAAGAACAATGGAGGCGCTTTTAACCGACTTGCAAACGTGCTTGGAGTTGGAAAGTCTAATACCGAGGCTGATTCCGAAAGCACGAGCGAGTCAGCTTCCTCTGACTTTGCTGATGATACCGTATACTCCCAGTTCTTTGAAAGCACCGATATGATGCCGAAGTCTGACACAAGCTATTTCCTGAAGTCGGACGATGAGCGTATCGACGACATGCTGAAGATTCTCGATTCTATGTAATAGGAGGTAAATCCCATGAAGGATATGACTATTCTGGAATTTGAGAATCAGATGACGCATTTCGATGTTGCTTATGAGCAGGCTTGCATCGAGCATGATCTGAATCTCCGTCGAATTCATAACAAGATGGTTTTGGAAAATGCCATTATGGAAGAAGCTACTGAGCTGTATCTTGCTGAAGCGGAAGAAACTTCCGGTAAGAAGAAGAATATCTTCGTTCGAATGATTGAAGCAATTCAGAAGTTCGTCCGAAATCTTATTTCTAAGATTACTGGTAAGCCTTTGGAAGAAGCTCCGAAGGAAGATATTAAGCTTGAGCATAATCCGAAAGCTCTGATGCAGCGTGGCAAGGATCTGGCAAAGCAGATTACGCAGTGCCTCACTGGACATAAAGGTATTGTTGCTGGAGTTGCTGCTGGTGCAGCTGTTGCCACTGCTGCTGGTAATTTCATTCTGAAGGCATCCACAGCTGGTGATACAATTCGCTCCATTCGAGAGTACATGGGTACTGTCGATGATGATCTGAACCGTTTCAAGGAACAGATCAAAGAAGGCGAAGAAGCTGGTAAGAATATGGATGAAGCCAAGAAGTACGTGAAGGAATACAGTGGTATCATGTCTCGTCTTGGTACTGTTGTGTCTTGCATCCTTGGTACAAACACAGATCCGAACTACCAGAATATTCGTGATAAGCATGCCAGCGACGTCAATGGTATGTCTCGTGAGCAGATCGTTGAGACACTTAATAACCTTAAGCAGAGGCGTAACGCTCTTCACAGCCAGAATGGAATTGTCAAGGGCGCAATTCGCAGCATTTCTAACCTTGGGCATAATAGCAATTATACTAAAGCTTATAATGCTGCTGGGCGAGCTCAAGTTAAGCACGAAATTGAGAAGCTTGACAAGGAAATTAAGAAGTACGAAGGAATGCTTACGACTTCTGGGCGTAAGGCTGGAAAGTATAACGCTGATCATTATGGCGCATATTAATGCCGCCAAAAAACAATTAGCTAAGTTTTAGCTACTAAATCTAAGATAAAGGAGTTGTAATACTATGGGTATCTTAACTGAAGCCAATAGTGCTTTTGATATCGCTTCGATGAAGCTGAACGCTATTACCGAAGCGGCTAATCGTCAGTACAACATTAACCTTCGTGAAGCTGAGCTGAAGGTTATGAAGGAACATGGTACTGATGACGAGCTCTCCATGCTGTACGAAGCAGCTGAGAGTGATTTCGTTGAGAATATTCAGAAGGCTCTGGATAAGCTCCGTGAGGCCGTCGTGAAGTTCTATTCTGACTGCCGTGATCGCCTGATGGATCTTCTGAACCGTGTGAATCAGGATGGTAAGCTTGACGCTCTTGAGAAGAAGGTTAAGCTGATGCCTCTGGTTTCTCATAAGAAGATCATGGTCGAGAACTATAAGAGCGAGACCGAGCTGTATGACGATGCCATGAAGTCTATCAATAAGCTTCTGGCAAAGTTCCGCGGTAATCAGGAAGTTACTGCGGATGACGTTGCAGCTGTCGTGAAGAAGTATGATGATAAGCATGAGGATACCATCGGTGCATCCAATGCGATCAAAATGACTGTCTCTGATGCAATTGCTCAGGCAAAGAAGCTGCTCGGTGTTGCCAATTCTACTCTGAAGGATCACGAGAAGACTGCTCTTACCGCATGTGATGATGCTAAGAAGGATGCAACTAAGGGTAACGCCAATGTTGCAAACCAGATCGCAAATGCCATCGTTCATTTCTGCAAGACTGCACAGAACGACTATCATCGCTGCGTTGCTGGTATGATCACCAGCATCTCTGCTGCGATTGGTGGCTTTAAGAAGGAGAATCCTGATAAGGTTACCAAGGAGTCAACCGATGAGTCCGATAAGAAGATGGAAGAGCTGATGAAGCAGAAGCAGAACTTTGATTCTGACGATTCTTCCAATGAGGATGTTGACATTGACGATGCATTCAGTATTGTCGGTAACGATGCTCTGACCTCTGGCCTGGGCTATGATGACGATGATCTGGATGCCGACGATGATTCTACTCTGGATGACACAAACTTCGGCGGCGACGCTGAGGAGTGCGGCAGTCAGTGTGAGTCTGATCATTATCTGGCTGCGCTGGCCGGTGTGGAGACTTTCGAGTCTACCGATGACTACAGCGATAATGATGTAGTGAATCGCCTGATGTCCAAGATTCGTACTCTGTAAAACTCTCATAACGTGAGTGAGTGAAAGAAATATTCTAGTCACTCACTCACATTTATTTTATAAGAAAGGAAGGCATCTGAAATGGATGAATCTTTATTCTTCTTAGCAGAAGCATATGATTATCTTGATCAATACGTAGAAATCTCTGATCTTGATGCTATCATGGAAGCTACGGATAAAGCCAAAGAAGCGAATGCCAATAATGAAAAAGCTGGTGGCGGTGCATTAAATGCAATTAAGAACGCTATCCAGTCTCTTATCAATCTGGTAAAGAATTCAATTGGAGCTGTAGTAAATTTCATTCAAGAAGCATTTATGTCAAGAGATCAGCGTGCCAAGTTCAATGCTTTTAAGCAGAAGGCAGCAAAAGATAAGAGATATGCTGGGAAAAAGATTCGTGTTTCCGACTTTAGGGAATACGAAAAGCAGTACGACAATGCTATCTCTCGTATTGATAAAATCTATCGTAGCGGTGGTAGTGCTGATGAAGCAGAAGCTGTAATGGCTGAACTGAATGGCACTCTCCGAAATCTGAAGAAAGCTGCAAAGGGTGGAGCATCTGCTGGAGTTACTACGATGACGCTTCAAGCTGCTCTCGAGCTTGCTGATCGTAATATGGTTGCAGCAAAAGCCATTCAGAAAGCTCTGGAATCCGAAAACGGTTTACTTCAGTCAATTGCAGATTCTGTTGGTGATAAGGAAGCTGCAAAGTTTAAGAAGAAGGTTGACAATTACGCTCGTGACGGCGTCTTCCATCGAATGAAAGTAAATCTTCTTTGCAGAAAGCAGAAAGATTTGGTTGCCGTTGGGCAGGGGCTTATCAATAATATCACTTCTTTCTTCAAAGTAGATGCTGCTGGTAATGTTTCTGTGACAAAAGGTAGTTTTATGAAAGGCGTTTATAAGAATGCTGGCGTAATCAATGCTGCTATGAATGGCGCAAATCCTGATGGTAAAAAATCGTCAGTGACAGATTTTATGCATAGAGCTATTCAAGGAGCAAATACTGCGCGTAAAGCAAACGATTTTGCTAAAGACGCTAAGAATCTATTCTAATCTTACATTGATACATGAAGCACATTCGTATAAGCCGTTTGTGCTTCATGTATCAATACACACATCGAAAAAATAAGGAGTGGCTGTGTTATGAGAGAGTGCCCCATGTGTAAATCCAATAGAGTTTATAAATGCAGTAAGTTGAATAATAAAACTGGATATATAGACATCTGGTATGGATGCATGAAATGCTCATATATCAGTGAAGAAGAAGTAAGTGACTCAGAACGAGGAATATCTCTGATGATTATTTGGAATGATATTGCCTCGTAAGATATGGCGTGAAAACACATCTTTAATACTCCTAACAAAATCTAATACAAAGGAAGGTGTTTAATATGGTGAAAACTGATCAGTCGTACATTAATCAGTATCTGACGTATGACCTGGTTTTCGAAGCATGTGACGAATGTGAACGTGCTTGCATTGAAGCTGATTACCTTCTCCGAAAGAGTCAGCGAGATGCATACCTTAATTCTTTCTTCGAAGCAAGTCTGTTCGGTAAGAAGAAGGATCCTGTTGTGAAGAAAGCTGATGATGCAGAAGATAATTTCTTTGCAAAGATCGGTAAAGCAATCTCTGCTCTTATCAAGCGAATCACCGATTTCATCAAGGATATTGGTGCAGCAATTACCGGTAAGCAGCGAGATATTGATGCCGATACAAAGGCTGTCAATAAAATCATTGCAGAGAATCCTGAACTGAAGAATACCATTGTGAAGGGTATTAAGAAGGAATGGTTCACAAAGCATGACGTTGCTGCTTATAAGAACGACATTGTCGGTCTGATCAATATGCTCGATCAGGGCAAGATTGATAATGAAAGTGCAATAGAAAAGTTTAACGACGCAACAAAGAAATTTGTTAACGGCGCTAAAAATGCTGCTATTGCATCACTTACCATTAGCGGCGCTATGAAGCTTGCTAGTAATATCAATAATTTTCGAACCGAAAATAAAAAACTGGCAGACGATCTTCGTAAAAGCGCGGAAGAGATCAAGGACGCTACTACCAAAGCCGGCAAAAACCCAAAGAGTATCAGTACGCAAGTGAAAATTCTTACGAACGCTCTCAAAGTTATCGTAGGTATTGATCAGGAGCAAGATGCAGCTGCAGATGAGTTGAAAAATAAAGCTACTGAGTTGAAGAAGCAAGCTAAGAAGACAGATGCAGCTGTGAATGAAGTTAATTCTGAAGCTGACACTAAGGCAAGACAGGATTCTGCTGACGCAGTTAAAGCGTATAATGCTGCTGCATCTGCATTACTTGACGCTGCAATTAAGCATGCTGATGATAAAGAGTACAGCGCTGCTAGAGCGGATTATATTACAAAATATCGAACGATCTCGGATAATCTCTATAGTTACGTAGATGGTCTTGATGACATGAAGGCAAACTATTCAAATTTCCTGAGTCAGTGTGATGATTTTCATACAAGTAAAGACGGCCTTGACAGTGATTCTGGATATCAGAGAGCGGCCCTTCGTCTTGCTACAGTTATCAAGGTGAAAAACCCGTCTGCATTTGTCAAGATTAAAAGATCGTAAAGGAGGGATATCCAATGGATAGCGGTCTCCGTGTATTAAATTCGTTTGTGCTTGACTACAAGAAAGCACTTACGGATTTTGAGTCACGCAGTTTCGTTTCCAATATGAACTCAGTTCTTACGGAAGGATCTACGTGGGACCTTAAGGTAGCTTCTGCTTATGCAGACGGCTCCATTTATTCCCAGTATATTGCAAAAGGTACGGAAAATCTGAATGCAATGCGTGCAATGGATTATTCGTATCTTGATAAGTTTTTCTCAACCATCTATGCTTCAGAGTCTCTTGCTGATAAGAATATCACGATTGCTCTTCAGGATGTGAATGAGATCGAGAAGATTCGTCCCGAATATCTTGCTCTCGTTCCTCAGTTCTTTGATGCATATAGTCGTGATATTATTGCAGGTAAGAAGAAGAAATCTGACATTGATAAGGAGGTTGTCTCCTCTGTTTACAAGGAGAAGGTAAAGAAGCAGCTTGTTAAGACCACGCTTGTCATTAACGATACTCGTGATCTGATGAAGCTCGATTCTCCTACTATGGTGAAGGTCAATACGGAATTCCTGATGAATAATGTGATTCCGTTTATTCGGTCTTTCCCGTCCGATGTTGATTTCCTGAATCGACTTGCAACTCGTACCATCGCTGTACTCGGTCAGACCAGGAATGATATGCAGGCTTCTATTGAAGCGCTGAACGAGGTAATTTCTTCCGGTAGTCTTGACTATAAGACGGAAAATACCGTGAAGTATTTTGCATTCAATTTCCAGCGTACTTACATGAGCCTGTGCGCATATCTGTCTGCAATGCTTATTCGTAAGATGGGATATTACAGCTACAATATGCGTACCATTCAGAATCTTTACAATGCAATCAATGAACTCTTCCCTGATCCGGAAGCAGTTCTCCATGAATCTGTCATGGATGGAAATATCAATGACATCGAATCCGCTGATCTTCTGAATTCTATGCTGAATGATAATCTTTCTATCATTCTTCCTAAGATTCGAGAGATTATCAATTGGAAAAAAATCGAGCTGTCTAATGCTGCTGCAAAGATTTACAACATCAAAACGAATGCGATTGATCCGATTGATAAGGACAGCCAGGATTATGATAAGACGCCGTATCTCAGTCTGAAGAATTCTATTCTGCAGATTGCAGACCAGCTTCATCAGTTTGAGCTGAAGATTCGTAGCGGTGATATCGTCATGGATGACGTGATGAATGAGCTTGGTCTTAACCAATCTTTTGTCACACGCTATTCTGAAGTTCTCAATAAGGCAAAGGATGTTTCCACATACGATTCTCTGGTAACAAACCAGATGGCTGATGAAGCTACAAAGGAACTCTATGCTGAGATTTCCAGTTTTGAAGAGAACTGTGAGATGATCTGTACTGCAGCTCGTACTTGCATGAAGTACATTGAGACTCTCCAGAAAACTTACGGGTTTAATTCTGGCAGAATGCCTGATCCTACCTATAAGGAAGCCATTGAGATTATGAATGATCTCAATGGAGCTTACAAGGATTACTGCCTGTCGGTTGCTCGTGCACTGATGGATCGTCTCGATTCTCTGTCTCACATTATGTGTGATTCTGATCGTGGTTATGGCGATGGGAATGATATTCATCCGAGTGTTATTCCTGAAGCATGGTATGACTACGATTATGGCGCATTCATTATCGAGTATGCTCAGCTTGTGGAAGCAGAAAAGGATATCTTCACCGGTCTGATGAAGGAATATACTTCTGCTAAGGAGAAGAAGTACCGTGGCGTCAACGTTGTCTTTGAGGCAGATGATGCTAACGGTGGTAATACTCCGGATAAGGAAGCTGAGAAGGCCAATAAGGGCGGTGTCACTGGCCAAGTCTCTGTAGGTAATGACGCAAAGACTGCCAATGACAATAACGCCAATAAGAATGGCGACAATAAAGACGATGGTATCAAGGGTGTCATCCAAAGATTTATTGAGATGATTAAGAAGCTGATCAATGGCTTCCTTGAGAAGGCTCGCCGTATCACAGGCAGGCATAAGGCATGGCTTGAAGAGGCTAAGCCTAAGCTTATTGATATGGACTGCTCCAAGGTTAGTATCACTGTGGCTCCGTATACTGTCGTGAACCAGAATAATCTTTCTCAGATTATTGGTCATGCAGCATCGGTTATCAATGGTATTAATGCAAAGGCTCTCCCTTCTCAGCTTACTTCTACAAAGAGTAATACAGCTCGGTTTATCTTCAAGGATATTCCGAATGTCACTGGCACAAGCAAGGATGGCGGCTTCCAGGAGAAGGTTCGCCATTGGATGATTTACAACAACACGAATGCTTCGGATGTGAAGCTTCCCACCTATTCTGGTGGTGCTGCTTCTCGTAAGATTCGTGAGATGGTAAATTATTGCGAAGGCTATGAGCAGTTCTCCAAGGATCTTCAGGCAGATCTTGATGAGCTGAATGATGCAGCTGCTAAGAAGCAGGAAGAGATCAATAATTCTGGTCAGAAGCCTGAGCAGCAGACTGCTCAACAGACGAATGATGCTGAAAAGCAGACCACTACTACGGTAATCACCAAGGTAGTTGAGGAATTCGTTCGTGCAACTCTTACTATCACTGAGGCAAAGTATTACGACTTCATGGATAAGCTCCAGAAGCTTGCTCCTGACGTAAAGAAGCCTAAAGAAGAAGAGAACGCCGATAATGGCAAGAACGAAGAGCCTAAGAATGAGCCTAAGAACGACGAGAACAAGGGCTAAATAAAATACAGGTAAGAATCTTGATATTAAAGTATCTTGATTCTTACCTGTATTTTTAAGGTGTAACTGTTTTCTTGAGTTCAACTACAGCATCTAAGTCAAGCTCTGCATTATTTCCATTAAACAGGAAGATGGAACTTGCTAATCTGTAGGTACCCTTATACTTGCTATTGAGAAGCTGATTCTCAAAGACGACAGTAAAGTCTTTATTTGGTGCAAGACCGAGAATATTGACATTTCGCATGCCAATATAAATCGTCATATTATCACCAGTCTGAAGTGATTGATAGACGGTTGCCTTGTAGGGATTCGAGGAATAGTTATATAGAGTCGACTTATTTGCAGATTCCACAGTTTTTGCATTAGAACTTGCAGTCGTTGAACTATTCCCTTTCATATCAATGACCGTAGCATCCGTACCAGAAACGACGTTATCTGACACACCACCAGCAACGATGTTGATGGATGTATTTGCAATGTTGTAGTAGTATCTCTCTTCCTTATACTTCTCAAGCATATTGGACATCATAGAGATATGGTTGGAAGTGTCTGTAATATAAAAAACAGATTCCTTCCATTCTTTATCTCTATATGCAGTGCATCCACCTTTACAGTCGAGAATATAGCCATCGCTAATACCAAAATAAATCATCGTTCCGTATTGATGGAATCCGACGTTATTATTGAGATATCGGAGCTGTTTGTCAATTGACTGTGGAGGAAGAACCATTTCTTCATAGCTCTTCGTGTTCTGAAGAGGAGACATCAAGACATTTGTAACTTTCGCTTTATTAAGAAGATACGCAATCGTCGTGGTCATATCAGCATTATTCACAATCACGTTTGCTTGTGAACGAAGCCCGGTGACCCAATCTTTCTTAAACAGGAATAGCTCTACCATATTCTTGAGCTCTTCCAGTTTATTCTTGTCATCCTTCTTATTCGCTTCCAGTTTCAAATCAGTCTGATAATCAGCATTATCATCATCACTGAATAAGACGAAAGTTTCTGTGAACGTATCACGGAGATCACTCATTTCTTCCATTTTTCGTTCATGATCATATTTCCGGATAAAGTGCTGCATACGGACGATGATTTCAACTTTATCTTTATTCTTGATGAGATTATAATATCTGGATGCTTCCATCAGGAGAGAAACACGGAAGATGGGGAATGATGCGTTTTCATAGTAATTCTCAATCTTCACAGATTGAATTCTTTCTACTGGAAATTTATCATCTTTCCCATCTGTTACGATATGAAATTCTGTAATCCGATACTTATATTCAAGGAACCGATCTTTCTTCAGGTCAATTGTAACTGTAGATAGACTACCCATAAGAAAAAAATCATCTCCTTTCTAGTTTGATGATTTCAATGTGTGAGTTCATTTAGCATCAGTGGGAAATACTGATACCGTGTAGTATTTAGCTCTTCAAGAGAGTTTTGGTCATACCGATCTACAATCTGGTTCTTGATTGCAAAGAAATCAGAATCTGTAAGGTCAGCATATTGACTATCCAAATTGATGCATCTGCAATTTTGTGCTAAGAGGTCATTGTCTCGATCAAGTACAGTACAGCATACATCAATAGAGGTGCAATCTCGAGTAAGGTCTCCATTGTCAATTGCCTTCTTTATTTTATTAGATAGAGTCTTTGGTCCAACTCCTCGAATGGATTTAATACTACGTCTATGATCTCCAGTAACAGCCAAGCACATGGAATAAAACATCTTATTGTAGAAGATATCCACGTTATTCACGACTGCCATGTTATCACGGAAAATCAATGGGATGATTTTATCAAGGCTACAGATAGCAAGATTTCCAGTGCCAGTTCTTCGGATAATGGAGACGAAGAAATTCGGATAGTTCATATACTGGGTATCGTAGTTATCTCCAGTGATGATGAAATTTTTCCTATCCGGATACATCTTGCTGATCACGTATGGAACGAGTGACGAATCCATGCTCTCTGTTTTAATGAAGTACACATCAGGGATAAATTCAAGAATCTTACTTACCATTGGAACGATATCTTTTACCATTCGTTCTCCAATAAGATAGTAGTTTGGATTCTCCATGAATTTATTCTGATAGTAGCTTCTGTAGTAATGCTCATATTGATTATTCTTGTAAGACTCTCTAGAAAGATCTGTGTAATACAAGAACACCTTTACATCCAGATTGAACTTACGAAAGAATCGTTTATAATGAGCAGCGAGATTTATGATTCCAGATTCCATAATGACTGGAAAGAATTGCTCTTTGAGTACAAGATTCCCAATATCTTTAATACTGGAAAGACTATTGAGCAGTGTCTCGATATTGATGAATACAGATACTTTATCTGCTGGTTTTAAGAACTTTGCACTTCGGATCATAGAAGCATACGTTACATAGCGAATCTTCATTCCAGAGAATGCAACTTCAAAGGGATTATCATATAAAGGATTATCGTCGGAGAATGGTTTTGCTTCTCCCATTCAAATCACCTCTTCATACAAAAAATAAGGAAGGACCTTACACTCATCACCGAGCATAAGGTCCTTCCTTTAACCTACTTACTGTCTACACCCGATAAGTAGTGCCGTTGTGTTAGATTACTTACCGCGTCATCTCACGACGAATCAGTTCGTTCTCGTCGATGCTGCGACGGTCTTTCTTGTGCTTCTTCTTGCCGCCATTGTCATCGGCCATGTCGATATAGCGGCAGCAAATCTCGTAGTTCCAGATGCCGTTGCTGACCTTCTGGCTTGCATGAGTGAGAACGTCATAGGGACGATCATTCGGCAGGTTGTTCTCCTTGATGGTGGACTCGATCATATCCTCAAAGAGCTTCGTCGGATTGATCAGAACCTCCACACGGGTGCAATGCTTGCCGAACCGATGTAAATGAGGAGTCATGCCACGACGAATCTCAGAGAGATGCTTCTGAGTCAGTTGCATGTCCATCATATTCTTGGGCTTACGCAGACTTTTGATAGCCTCCTCGGGGTCGCCGAAGCTGTACTGATCGACCAATGCGCTGTAAGGTCCCTTCAGCTTAATGTTGGAGTTACCGTTATCGCCATCGCCGTCACTGCCATAGACGTTCACGAACGTAGGCAGATAAACGGAACCGTTGCCGTTGTTCTTCTTACGGCGACCGAAGTTCTCATTGCCCTCAACTGCCTCAGTGGGCAGCATCAGCCAGATAGGAACGAACAGCTTAGTTGCTTTACCAGGGTTTCCGCACCACGGGCGGGAAATCAGCGCCAGCTCAGCGTTCGGATTGAACTGAGGTCCATTGGGATTCGAACGGTTCCAACCAGCGATCGCCTTACGCAGGCGCTGGGTCAGGAACTGCTGGGCTTTAGCGGTATTGGACACATATTTGACCTCGTTATCAATGCGGGTCACGCCCAAATTCACTTTCATGTTTTCCATTGTTTTTTGCTCCTTTATAAATATATAATTTTTATAAGTGGATGTCCGTTTAGACAGCCGGACATTTAAACCCACTCATAATCTTTTGGATTAGATGTTTGTATGTGTAGACATGGGGAATTAAATAATACAATCATCTCATCTTAATTATATAATATATAAATCAAAAACCTGATTTATATAAGAAGGAATCCACATTACGTCCATTGACAGTAATGATTTTTCGAGAATTGTCAGGATACTTCTTGAGAGAGATACCATAAACCTTATGGGCTTTCTCAAACTTGAATGTATAAAGCAGGAATGCTTCGCCATCCATGTTAAGAGCAACGTATCGAGTATCCATGTTATTATTCATATCAACCGCGACGAATACTGAAAGATTGGTATCTCGAAGCGTTCCAATATCAGTAGCATCGAGATGAAGCTCAATATCTGGACCACAGATATCGTCCTTCTGATATGCAGCGATTTCTGCATTATTCATGAAGCGCAGATCATTTGTGATCTCGAACAGAGACTCTTTATTCGCAACACGATTGCTGTGATAGTTCTGAATAATAGAATAGCCATTGATCGTATTTACTTCTGTGCTCTTAAGCTTTTCATCACTGCTGGAATATCCATACTTTTCAGGATAAACCAGATTACTTAAGCAACCAATGGTATCTTTATTCTCAACGCAATGCCACACAGCATCCACAAGCTCTGTAGTCTGCACAGGGATTTCAAGAGCACAGAGGAACCGATTGATCTTGGGTGGCTTATCGGGATGGATAGTATGGAAATATGCAGCAATCTGAATAGCAATATCATTCACATCAGCCACGCTCAGATATTTGATACGAGGAATATGACTCAAGCCATAGACGATATCACTGAGCATGTAGTTACTGTCAACACATGCTTCCGGACCATTGTTTGCTCGCCATGTAATAGATGTATAGATATCACATGCACGAGCCTTCCAAGGCATAACATCCTTGGTGAAGAACGCAGCGAGTCGATGCTGAAGTTCCTTGGCTCCATCCAGATTTGCGAGCATATAGTCGATCTTTTCCTCCAGCTGATACAGGGATTCATAGTCACTCGACGGAGAATTGATAACGTCTTTTGCCCAGCCATATGCATCAGGGAATTTTGCAAATCCGCCACTAGCTTTCAGATCATCAATCATATAGCGGTAGAGGCTATACCGGCCTTGATAATTAGAAGCGTGGGCTTGAGGGTCAGAAAGGATGGTAACGTCATCTACTCTCTGAAGAGGAGCAAGCACAGTGCAGTATCTGCTCAAGCGCCGCTTATTGGTCTTAAAAATGGCCATATCAAAATACGGATCTGTGATATGGTAATTTACCCACTGGCGAAGATCACCAGGCATACTGGGAAGGCAGTCTACGATATCACACAGTAGAGCAATGCCACAATCGGAAAGAAAACCATAATCCATTTTTCATAATCCTCCTTATTCTTTATACCATAAAAATAGGCGTATTATCATTAGCAGCGAATTTCTTCTTAGCGAGTTCCAGATACTTAAAGAAGATTTCATTCTGCTTATTTACAATTTTGAGGTAATTGAAATTACTGCTGTTGGTTCGCATCACTTCATCTTTCAGGCGTTCTTTCTCTTTATCAACGTCTTGAATCTTATGGTGCATATTGGGATTGTCTCCACCATCCTTGATCTCAATCTCGAGATTAAGAGAAGGAATGAAGAAATCAGGGATATAGAAATGCTGCTTCCCTTCATACATGTAGTTGTAAGTATGAGGAGATGGAGCCATAACATCGCTCGAATCAAAATCCATTACTTCGTCTAAGAACTTCAGAAAAGAAAGTTCATAGCTACCAGTATACGGAAGTTTCTTGCTGTGGTCACTCCATTCGTAGAGTCCACTGATACTTCGATTCGCAAGCATTTTCTTCTGCTGATCAGGATCGTTCAGAAGTGTAACCTTTCCGTATGTACCAATCATACGGGTTTTAAACATATTCCGATAAGCGATTTTGCATTTTGGATTTTCACAGAATCGCTTATATTTTTTCGTCTTAGGATTCCATCCAGTAGGCTGTTTACAGATGACACAATTGCCATGGGTTTTTCCAGTCTTCAGATAGTAATAAAACTGATACGGTTCCATATCCGGAGGAATCATATCAGCGTGATAATTTTCCAAATGGGCAGCCATGGCATCTGGATCATTAAACACTTTTGAGCAAAATTTGCACTTTAGTGTAGCCATTTTCACCACGTCCTTTCTCTAGTTTATAAGCTTATTCCAGTGTTTTTAGGGGTCAAAATTATAACCTAGTCAAAATACACTTTACTAAGTTTGGCTATGTATATGAGACAATACAGCAGGAGGTGATGATACTTATGGCTGCCACAAAAGGTAAAGTAGAGCCGAATTTTGGCTTGGATAATTTCGGAAGAGCAAAATACGCAAATGAGACAGAAGCAATCGCAAACGCAGTTCTGAATTTGCTATTTGGGAAACCTGGCTTCTTCCCATCCATGCCAAATCTTGGAATCAATATCCAAGAGATCCTGTATTCCTTCTGGGATGACGTCGATACAAGCGCGTTGAAAGCACGTATTGCAGAGCAATGCTCTGAATTTGCTGACTATATCAATGCTGGTTCTCTCGACGTGCAAAAGACTATGTACAATAACCAACCGCTTCTTCTTATCGTATTACCGACAAAAGTAATCGACGGTAAGGAGACACTGTCCATTGGTATTACCCAGGATAAGAATGGTAATACGACATACAACTACGTATACGTATAACTTCAATATAGAAAGGATGGGCACAAACTAATGACCGAAAATAATGATATTACTCAAGATCGGGGAAACGGTATTCGTCGCGACAGCAATATGGATATTGCATCCCTTATCAAAACTACAAAAGCTAATACAACAGAAGCTCCCGTTGCAGAAAAGCCTGTCGAGGAGGAAGCTCCTCGTCCGAAGACTCCTCTGGAGCAGATGAAGGAACAGAAGGCAAACGAGACCAAGGGTCTGGTTGTCGACAATGCTGATCTGAATCATGACCAGAAGGCTCTGAAGAATAAGACCGAAACTGATGCCACTGACGAGATTGATCGTTACATGTCTGATATTGATAAGCAGATGGAAGTCGCAAAGAAGATCAAGCTTTCTGCTCCCATTCAGAAGCCTGAGCAGATGGTTGGTCTGATGGATGCACTGGATCGTGCATCGAATGATCCTTCCATTCTGGAGCATGGCGAAGTGCCTGATACGAAGGAGACTCCTTCCGATGAAACCGAAAAGACCGATAAGAGCGCTGATGCTGAAGATACTCCCAACGACACTCCTGTGGAGACTCCTGATCCTGAAGCTGAGGCTAAGGCGGCTGCTGATGCGGAGCGTGCGGAAATGCGCAAGAAGGTCGTCGAAATTCTGATCGACAAGACTGGTCTTGGCGCTGAGGTCAACTTTACTGACGATGAGAAGGAAAAGCTGACTACTTCTACTGAGATCCGTGTCAAGGAGATCGAGGATGTCGATCTGTCTGCAATTACGATCAAGAAGGCTGATAAGTCTTTCGCAGAGTATGTGAATGAGTATCAGGGTTCTTCCAGTCGTGTTCCTGTTACATTCCCTGCATCTCGTTTCCGTGCATATATGACAGGTCTGTCTTATGGTGAAATGGGCGACATCATCATGAATGGTGAAGCTGGTAACTACGATCGTATCAATAAGCAGCTGTCTATCATCTACAACAAGATGGTCAATCCTTCTTGCGGTAAGTTCGAGAACTATGAGGACTTCCTGAAGAAGTTCGCTCATACCGACATCAATATCGCAATCTATGGTCTGATCATCGCAACTTTCCCTGAGATTGATGAGATCAGTCTGAACTGCAATAACCCTGAGTGTAAGCAGAGCTTCTACCAGAAGTTTGCTCCTCGTTCTCTGATTCAGTTTGCTGACTGTGACGAGAAGTTCCTGGACGCTATGAAGGAAGTCATCGACTGTCCTGCAGGCAAGGAGCGTGAGCTGATGGCTAACGGTCCTGTTCTGAAGAATAAGCGTGTTCAGCTTCCTCAGTCTAAGTACATTCTGGAGATCGGCGTTGCATCTGCATACGACTATCTGTACACCATCGTTGACAATATCGCTGGTGATGTCTTTGAGGAGAATCATCCCAATGACGTCAACGGTATCCTGAAGGATAACGCTGGTGCACTTACTATGGTCCGTGCCGTTTATGTGCCGAATCCTGATGGTACATGGACGATGTACGACAAGTTCGAGGACATGGTGGAAGCGATCTATTCCATTAAGCCTGATGAGATCACTCTGGTTGCATCACTGCTTCAGCGTTATATGCGTGGTTATACTGCACAGTTTGCGCTGACCAATGTCCGTTGCCCCCATTGCGGCCAGTTGACAAAGCGAATTCCGATTGATGTCACCTACCTGGTTTTTCTCAAATATCAGCGTCTGGGGAATACGAGCTTCGACACAAGCAACGTAGCAGTTTTATAAGCGAAGTTCTTACTCTCTTCAAGGGCGAATTGTCCTTCAACGATATCATGAGAAATATGACATACAAGGATATGATTGCTTTGAGAGACGCCAGAGTAGATCAACTTATCAAAGAGCGAGAAGAGTCAGAAAAAGAAGCAGAGCGTCGTAATCGTGAGATGCGGTCTTCTAAATAATCACACACATTAGTTCCTATTACGATGAAAATCACTTTATCAGTAAATAGGAGTTTTGAAATAAGATGACACAAACTTTAGACGTACTCGTCAACACTCTCAGCTGTGAATCATTAGAAGGTCTAGAATGCTTACTGCAGTATCAGTATAAAAAGATTCTCTTTTTATATCGCTTGATCAAAAGCCAATTTGATCTCATCGAAGATATTACATCCGATTACGATGATGATTCTTCTCTTTACGTAAAGATTGAGATGAGTGACAAAAAGGCCGCACGTAAGTTGCTTTCAATGATTGATAAGAATCTTGAATCACATGATTACGGAGATATTACTGTAATCACATCCATTGACTCAAATTATATATCAATCACGATAGAGGCTGACGAATACTAATAACAGCGCGCAAAGAGAGCCAAGTATAGAAATCATAGCTATACTTGGCTCTCTTATTTTAGTCCAGAAAACAGTACCGTAATTTGACACTATATTCTATGAGAAAGGACTGATGGTACAAATGAAGATTGATCTATTTGACGTTGATGAATTTGTAAAGATCAATAATCTACAACCAGTCACGTCTCCTATTTTGTTTGAGCGTGGTGGTATTCCGAATCCAAATGGATTGATTTCAAATGAAATTTTTGGTGTCTCTGTTAAAAGTCGTAAAGAGACATTTGCATACATTGACCTTCACGGACATTTCTTCCATCCTCATATCTACAAGATCTTGAAGCGAGTATTTCGTAACATTGATCAGATCGTTGATGGCAGTCAGACTTTCTCCATTAAAGATGGAAAGCTCGTAAAAGATCCGAATGGTAACACCGGAATCGAGTTCATCTATAATAATTGGAGTAAGTTAAAATGGGAAGGCAACGGTGGTATGTCTTCAGAGCGTTGTGACCTTATCGGTAAAACGAAGAAGAATGAAATCTTTACGACAAAAGCAATCGTCATCCCTGCTTTTTATCGAGACATTAAGTCCAATAAAGGTGGCGGTGGTGAATCGTCTGAGCTGAATACTCTTTATGCTCGACTGATTCGTATGAGCGCTCTTTTGCAAGATGCCGATATGTTTGATTTCTCCTTCCATTCAACGAATGCATCTATTCAGAATACTCTTGTGGAAGTCTATGACTATTTCAAGAATAGTCTGGATAAGAAAAACGGTATGCTTCGTAAATACCTGCTTGGTAAAAACGTTGACTATTGTGTCCGTACCGTTATTTCTGCTCCTCTTTACAACTGTGATGATCCGAAAGACAACATTGTCGATTTTAGACATGCAGCTCTTCCGATGTCTCAGGTCATCGTTGAAGCATATCCGTTCGTTGTTGCATGGGTGAGAAACTTCATTGAGCGTGAAATTTTGGAAGTTCAGAATAATAAGACCGGCGTAAATGCGAATTATACTCTGAAAGATCCAGAAGCTACGTTCAATGATGAATATATTAAGAAGCGCCTGAATCAGTTTGCAAAAGATCCTTCAAGTCGATTTGACTTAATTACAGTTCCTACTGTAGAAGGAAAGGATCTTCCTCTATATTTCGATGGTATTATGGTAAATCAGCCTGCTGATAAATCCCTTGTCCATCGGTATATGACATGGTGTGATCTTCTTTATATGGCATGTGTTGAAGTGACAAAGGATAAGCATTGTATGATCACACGCTATCCTGTTCTGAATAGTTTTGGTATGTTTGTGGCGAGAATCAATGTTTCTTCCACACGTCATACCGTTCCTATGAAGGTAAATGATACTGTGTATAAATGGTATCCTATCATTGATCTGAATATGCCAAGGGAAGAGGTTGCAAACAACTTCATTGATACAACCAAGTTCTCAGATGCATATCTGGCTGGCTTGGACGGTGACTATGATGGTGATCAGATCACTTCGAAGATCTTCTGGACTCAAGAAGCGAATGCTGAGTGTGAGAAGGTTATCAATAGCAAGAACTTTGCTTTGAATCCGAATGGTTCGAATTGCCGTGTCATTGACCTCGAAGCCATTCAGACATTCTATGTATTAACGAAGGATGCTCCGAAAACTGCATCATAAATGAAAATCCGTATATTCTCCATTTTCATTTAGATATTATATATCTGAAGAAAAGAAAGGAGGATTATATAATGGATACTGAAGAAACCATTCTGGCTGACGACGATTAAAAAATAGAATAAGTCAGCAAGAAGTAAAAGATGAAATAAGCTACATATGGAATTCAAAAAGAATCTCATATGTAGCTTATTTTTTCACTTGATTTTGGTAAAATCACCAGTGAGCTCGACGTCGATATCGTCGGGATCGAAGACGGAAGACTTATCTTCCTTCTTTTTTGTCCGAGTGACAGAATTGAGAGGAGACTTTGTAGAATGAACCTCTTCATCCAGGTCTTCTACGAAGTTATCACGAGCAACGTTTGACACAGTCAGGCGGACCTTCTGGTCATAGTCCTTCGGATTAACCTCATAAACAACACGGCGAGCATTCACCATGCGAATCAGGGTTGACACTTCAACACGGCTCGGACTTGAAATAGGGCCACTGATTCCACCCAGTTCAGGAATGGGACCTGTGGTACCGATCACAACGAGTTTCGTGTTTGCTCTCTTAACGTTCGTGTTCATATACTTATCGACCTTTCTTAGTCGTCATCCTCATCATCGTCGTCATCATCATGGTCGGCAGCAGCCATCAGGCCTTCGCTGTCTTCCTCACGGCCATTTGTGATACCGATGAGATCGTCGATGGAAATATTCTTCTTGGACTTCAGAATATCCTCAACCTCCTGATCGACGTTGTCAGAATCAGGAATCTTGTCGATCAGAGCTTCAATCTCTGCATCGCTGACGTCGACATCTTCCATCATGGACCCAGGAATCAGGTTCATGTAGTTTTCAATCATATCATCAGCAGCCATAGACTCGAGATAAAGGCGATCACGCTCAATCTCAGCACGTTCTTTACGCACAGACTTAAATGCTTCAAACATGGTTAGCCCAGTCCTTTCATAATATTAGTATGAACGATTTATGTCTTGGACATAATACTCGTTAGATTAAGCTATTGTTTTTAGAGTGCCTAATAAGGAAAGCCTCCTTTCATAATGATATATTATATATTCGAATGCTAGTTGGGATGACGGGAATTTTACATAAGGAGAACGTCTTTATGAAAATTTTCACCAATGAAAACAGTGCATTCGCATATTATCAAATGAAAGGAGGCTTTATCGTCGTCACGTCAGAGACGGCGCAATTACCTATACCGGATGGACCGAATTGGAATCATGAAAGTTTTGCTTTCATTAAACGCAATGATTCTGATAGTCCTGAAGTAAGGTAAAAGTATTGAAAGATTAGTTAGCCGTATCTAGCTAATCTTTCTTTTTTGTTACACAACCTTTAAGTTTATAATGATATATTATACTTATGAGTTAAAGGTTAAAGCAATAAAGGAGAGTGATGAATTTATGGCCGATAACTTAGAAAAACTCCATAAGAGATACACCAACTATGCAATCGACATGATTGTGAAACTCAATGGTGTAGATCCCATGGTCGTCCGAAAGAGGATTTACGATCCTGAAAAGCTTGGGGCAGCTTTACGGAAATCGAAATCTGTAATTTGGACGGATGAATCCGTTGCACCGACTTCCAGAGAATTTAAGGTTCGGTTTACTACCTACATCGTTTCGTGGGTAGCAAGGAATTTTGAAAAGATACTGGAAGCTCCGAAGATGTATACGGACGTTGACGATGATGACATGAAGAGCAATGAGCAATACGCCGACTACATTTATGGACATCTCGTTGATATGGCGAACGCTTGCATCAATAAGAAGTCCAACTTCAATGCAGATGCGTATTACTTTGCTCTTCTGTCGATTCTTCTCAATGATCGGATTCCGAAGAAAAAGAAAGAAGAGAGAGTCGAGGTAGTATCTCAATCCATTGCGGGATTGAAAGTGTATCTCAGTAAAGCAAGCCCCGAAACGAGTTTGGAAACCATGGTACGAGTTGCTTATATGCTTTGCACGAATGCGAAGAATTGTAAGCATGTTACAATGGATTTGTCCGGATATGAATGGAAGTATAAGGCAAGTACGCAGAGTACTTTGGAGACACTGGGCCAATACATCTATGCATCGGCTTCTGTGTATGGTCTTGATCCAATCTTCCAGGCATATCTTATGTCCGATCCGAAAGTCACCAGCAACTATCCGCGGGTGAAATACGATGAGAATGTCGACCTGATGATGGGTTCTCTGGCATTCTCATATATGAAGCTTCTCTTCAATGATTCCAATCTCGGTAAAATGCTTTATGATCTGAAATGATAAAAAGACAACGTGAAGTCCAAACACGGAATTCACGTTGTCTTTTTTGTATTTATACGGAGATTTCGACAGGCTCTTCGTCTGAGAGACTCATTGCATGAGGCTGGACGACACCATTCTTCTTCAGGGTCTTACCGATATCGACATAGATCATATCGTTATCGTTAATCTCATCATCGTCCGGCATGCCTTCGATGCCCATAACAAGATCGCCCTTCGGTTCATCTGCATCGGGGGCAAAGATATCCTTGATCCGATAGTTCTTCAGAGTAAGGCGCTTCTTCTGCCTCAGGTTCTCCGGGTTATGTGCCCATACGATACGGTTGTGAATCAGAAGAATATAGATATCATCTATGCTCATCCGCATTACATTGCTGATGGGGCCGCTGACACCGCCAAGCTCCCAGAACTGACCAAGACTGGTAACTGTAACGAGCTTCGTTAACTTAGATTTAGCCATGCTATCTCAACTCCTTTCATGTCTTGAAGCTTATAGTCTTGTTTCAAGGGCATCTGTTCTCTGAGATAGCATGGCTAAATTTAATTAGAAGTCTCCAATGTCTCCATTAGAATCTTCATTGAAAAGGTCAAATCCGCTACCATCATCGAGCTGACCCATTTCAGAATTTTTCTTTTTTGATTTTACTTTGGGTCTATCAATGACAGTTCGTGCATTGCCAGCACTTTGCATATCGTCAAACGACGACATGAGCGAGATAACACTGATTGCTTGAGGCATATTAATGTCGTCAATCAGTGCGTTGTCATTATCATCATACGGATGGGAGAAGTAATCAATATCACGGACCGGGATTCCGTAACGAGGATCTTTTTCTTCACTATTACAACGATAACGACGCTTCAGCATTTTAAAGGTCATATAATTACGACCCGAATCTGCTTTCATTTCTTTATTGATAATGATGGTCATATCACAGTTTTCTTGGATTTCCCAAGCACCAGCAATGCCATCACGACCAACCAGTTTTGTAACATCCTGTTTATTGCATTGTAGGGCGGCATCAACGACAGAAGCCGCCGCACGATTCAACTGCTGTGCAGTAATGACAGCAATGTCGAGTTCCTTTGCCAAAGTCTTTAGCTCATTGGTGATGTTCTTGAGCTCTTCTTTTTCGCTATCTGCTTTTTCAGCAGGTCTAATTCTCTTTAGGTAATCCAGGATCAAAGTGATAACCTCACGGCCATCGTCAAATTCATCTTGGATAATCGTACGAAGATCGTTTGTATCAATGCTTCGGTTCGGGTAATACTTAATGACGATGTCGATATTATTCTCATCTGTCAAAGTAAGTCCACCTTCCGTACGAAGCAAATCTGCAACTTCTTGCGGTTTGTAGTTACGGATATCACGATTGGTAACTCTCATATTGAAGATACGTTCCACTGTCTCATCAATATCGTTCTCCATCGTAATCAGCAATACACAGGGAATCTTACCAGGATTTTTTGGTTTAATATCCGGGTTATACTTCTTAATATCCAAAGCGGATTTCAGAAGCATCAAACTTTTACCACCACCAGGCAATGCCAAGTAGCAATAAAGACGCTTGCTCTGGTAACCAGGAGCAAGGATATTATTTAAGAACCGAATGCCAGTTTTAAACACTCGGTTCTTATCCTGAAGTTTTCTCACGGAATCAATGATGACATTATTGAATGTATCCTGATCCAGAGAGAAAGTCTGATTGCTCGAATCAAGAGCTTCAGTCTTGCGCTTCATATTGACAATATTACTAGCGACTTCATAGAGAAGCTCGCAATTCTTTTGATAAGCAGAGCTATCTGCATTCTCAAAAGTCATACTGCCAATAATTCTATCATACTCTTCCTTCAAATTGACGATATAGCCATAACGGACACGATCTTGAATACTTTTAATCAGATACTTTGTATCCTCATAATCAAGCGGCTCCATATTCTTTGGAATATCGTCCAAAATTTCTGGAATCAGTGGATTATTATCGTTCTCTTGGTTCTGATCAGCAACATATTGCTTGATCATTGTGAGTCCACTGATTCCATGTTCAAATCTTGCTTCAAGGGTGTAGTGAATGAGTTTTACGCGCGCCATCAACTCATCACTTTTTTCATAGACCCTGAAATCAATCATATTGAACAGCTTATATGTATTATCAAGAACCTTTCGAGTTCTTAATGCACTTGGGGTATAGATAAGAGAAATAATGGAATTTAAAACTTCCATATTCATCTTAATCTTTATTTTCCGCATCTCAACGCCGTTGACTTTGATATATTCAACTTGGCGTTCTTTTTTCTCTGCTGTTGCCTTGCTTGCCATACTGAGAATCCCTCCTAAGAATTTCAATGGGGTCGCAAAAGTCTAGGGAAACGCTTTGATTAATGACACACTCTATTTATTTTGGAGGGTCTAAAAGCTATCAAAGTGTTACCAGGGCACTAATAAACCAAAAGTATCGTCTATAGATTCATTATATTCGTATACTTTTGGTTTATATTTTTCTCAGGGGATTGTGATTCCGATGGAGCCAAGAGCAGTCTTAATTGCGGTAATTGTCGTATCGTGCTCCTGAAGAATCTTGTAAATCTCGTCGAGGCTCTTGACTACTTTGCCAGAATAACTCTCAGTGGTTACTCCACCAGCGCCAAGAACGCCTTCCAGTGCACGCAACTCTTCGATCTTCATCTTCAGAGTCATCATACTTGATACGCTCATAAACTACTTTCTCCTCTCATTTTTTGGATAATTAGGATATTGTTTTCAGGTCAAATTTTGCTGATTTGAAACATCGGAAAAACCATTGAGATCCAATAGTTAGGCGACAGTAAGCTAACCGAAGGTTTCGAAATGAGAAAACCTATAAGAAAGGAAATGGTCCTAAAATGAAATCTGTGAAGAAACGTGATAACCGGGTAGTGGAGTTCGACAGATCAAAAATTGTATCCGCAATTCAGCGGGCATTTATTGAGGTCGATGGTTCACTATCCGATTCTTCCATCAAAATTGCGAATACGATCGCAGATGAGATCGCTGCTATTCCTGAAGATAAGTCTGTAGAGGAGATTCAGGATCTCGTCATTT